GCAATACGTGCTATACAACGAACATCAAGACGAAGTTGGAACCTACAAGTCCATATATGAGTTAAGAAAGTTTCTTTGTGATAGGAAGTATGAGATAGACTGTGATAAGGATATAGGCGATACATTTGATTATATAAAGCATATTAAATGGTATTTTGATATTAAACAAAACTAATGGAGGATTCAATGTCAGGCGACTACTTTACCCATACGGATAGAAAGTACGACGAAATATTACATAGACTTGATGCACTAGAGAGAAAGGTTGCAGAGAGTAAACTCTTAATGAAGAGGACTGTGGATGGCGAGTATGAAAGACTCGTTGATGTAGTAGTTGACCATGACAAGACGATCACCGAGATCATTGAGTATAATGTGGGGACTCTAAATGAAAGCGAAGATACTAATTGGTAAACTCTTTGAGTATACAGTTCTAGCAGGGGTAGTAACCTTTCTGGGACTTGTATTCCTGTATGAGATATTAGATCTCTTTGTGATTGAGCAGATTAAGAGAAAGTTCTTTAAGAAGAAAAAACCGCGTCGTACCCCGCGTAGGGTCTCTAAATAATTAGGAGTATTATGATTAATCCAATGGACGATCTTGAAGGAAAGTTCGTAATCAGGGACGAGGATGAACTCCTCGAATTCGATAGGTGTGGTGACCTTCCCGATACATTCGATCACCTTATATCATTTGAACCAACAATCCCTCCTACACCTCATACGGTTAATGATCATATCGAAATGAGCAAATGGGCAGAATACTTACAGATACTTTGTAGTAGACAAAAGAAGTAATGGCATTAACGTGCAATGGAACAGCAGCAGGGGGTATACCTCTTCTAACAGATATTACTAATAGCACTTTTACTATTAATGAGACGTTAACTGTAGTTGGGAATGCAGGAGAACAAAATATTAGTGCTTCTGTATCATTTCAAAATCCTGCAGACTTGGGTATACCAGATAATTCAACTGCACAGGTTGGTATAAATTTTAGTGAAATAAGTACTAGTGTTATATCAGTTACAGGAAATTGGAACGATCCATTTAGTGACCAGTTTACTTATGTGGAGCAGGGTCAGTCTGACAAGACTCAAACTCCGACTGTAGTTCAGTCAGTAAATGATATGCCATCTGGTAAGATCATGTATGACCTCAATCAAGATAATACAGAATATGTTACTAAGGGACTTTATATGACAGTATCATATGAAGATATAAATGGTGTGGTTCAACCTAACGTGAATTTCTATCCCGAAGTGAAGCTATATAATCCATGGGAAAGAATACGTTCTTTCATATCTAATTACTACACTTAACATGGCAGCAGTTACACGAGTCGGAGATGCAGATTCTGCACATTGTTCTGGAATGTCCAGAGCACAGGGTAGTGGTAACGTCTTCGCTAATGGTATTCCTATCTCACGTCAGGGCGATAAGAATACAACACACCTTAAACCTGGCAGTCCATGTCCTCCTCACTCCGCTGCAATAGCAAGTGGTAGTTCTACAGTCTTTGTAAATGGCAAAGGTTGTGGTAGAGTAGGAGATGGAATAAGCGGTTGCACATCAGTTGCAGCTGGATCACCAAACGTATTTGCAGGATAAATTATGGCAACAAGATTTAATAACGGTGTACCTTCCGTTGAAATGAAACCAAAGAAAACAGCACAAGGTCGTGGACAACATACGAAGTATAGTGCTACATCAAGAAACAAAGCAAAGAAGAGATATCGTGGGCAAGGCAAATAGAATTAAAGATGGTGGAAGGAATGCTAACATTCCTGTAGACATGTCCGATGACTTCTACGATCATGGTAATGAGTATTGTAGATACCTAATTACTGATCCTCGTAGTGACAGACAAGGTAAGAAACGTAAACCATTCGAGAAACTAGTATAAATAACAATTGATAAAGAATTGTTTCATTCGGGATGTCTTTGATATCGAAGTCTTTTAGAGACTTCTCCCTTACATTTGAAAAGAACGCAGTGACGAACGATGTTTTGTCACTTAAGAATGAAGCTGCAATTAAAGAGTCTGTAAAGAATATTGTTCTTTACAATTTCTACGAAAAACCTTTTGACCCATTTTTCGGTGGCAACATAATTGGTCTGTTGTTTGAGAACTCTACACCCACAATGGTATTAGAGGTTAAGAATAGAATCGAGCAATCTATTGAGGTACATGAACCTAGAGTTACCGCTGTATCAGTTGTAGTTCAGTTTGAAGAAGATCGTAATGAGTTAAATTGTAAAATACAGTATTTAATATTAGGAATATCACCTAAGTTTGATGACATCAGTATAGCATTTAAACCATAATGGCATTTAATCAAGTTAATGCCCTTGAATTTAACCAAATCAAGGCACAAATCAAGGAATACTTAAGATCACAGTCACAATTTAGTGATTATGACTTCGAGGGATCGTCTTTGACGGTGCTTATTGACGCATTAGCATACAATACTTACTATACAGCAGTAAATGCGAACCTTGCAGTCAACGAAGGGTTCCTAGAAACGGCAGTTTTGCGTGAAAACGTTGTAAAACTTGCTAGGATGATTGGTTATACACCAAAATCAGCACGTTCTGCACGCACAACAGTAGATATTTCAGTTCAAACCGCATTTCCTTACCCAAAATCAGTCACAATGGCTGCAGGATTGGTTTTAAACTTCACAGGATTAGATAATAACAACTTTGTTTTCTCAATTCCTAATGATATTGCACAATCTGTAGACAGTTTGACAGGAATTGCAGCGTTTAATGACACAGTTTTATATGAAGGACTATATCTAACCGACACTTTTGTAAAAAATACATCAGAAAGACAGAGATTCATACTTACAAATGAAAGGGTTGATACAACTTCTATGATTGTACAGGTAACTTCTGGTACAGTTACAGAAAAATACTTGCAAGCAACAGATATTACGAAGATAGATGCTGACTCTAAGGTATTTTTCTTAGAAGAAAGTGAGTATCAGATACCAGAAATATTATTTGGTGACGGTGTTGTAGGAAAAGCACTATCAAATGGAGATGTTATTACTGTAAAGTATACAACTTCTGCAGGAGTAGGAGCAAATGGACTGAAAGTCTTTGAAAATATTGGAACTTTTAGAGATAATTTGAATAATCAAATTAGTTCTGGCATTTCAATTAGTGCAACTTCATTCCCTGATGGTGGTTCAGAACCAGAAACTACGGAAGCAATCAAATTTTCAGCTCCCAAGTTCTATTCTGCGTTTGGTAGAGCAGTATCAACGCGGGATTATGAAGCAATTGTGCCTCAAATCTACCCAAACGTGTCATCTATAGCATGTTATGGTGGAGAAGAAGCGGAACCACCCGAATATGGCAAGGTATTCTTGGCAATCAAACCAAGAAACGCTGATAAATTATCACTTTCTGAGAAAAACTCTGTTTTGAAGAAACTTAGAGAGTATTCTGTTGCTGCAATTCAACCAACAATCATTGATCCATCCATTTTATACGTAGATTTAACAAGTTTTGTTTATTACAACCCTAACCTTACACGTAAAACTCCTGAGCAACTTAAAAATTTGATCATTACTACCTTGACAGTATTGAATTCTAGCGGTGAGTTTAATAAATTTGGCGGTAAATTCAAATATTCTAAGATTCAGAACATTATTGATGATGCAGAACGGTCAATTACCTCTAACATCACTCGTATTGCAATGAGAAAGAACGTAACAGTTGATTTAAACACTCGTGTTAACTACAAAATCTGTTATGGTAATAGAATTAATCAACAAACTTCTACATCCCCCGCTGTAATCTCTAGTGGATTCAAGATTGTAGGAGATGACATCAACACTTACTATCTAAATGACGATGGTAGCGGTACACTTAGACTTTATTACGTCAAAGGAACTGGTGAGTTTGAATATGTTGATGGATTATGGGGTTCTGTAGATTATGATATGGGAGAGATTGTAATTAATGACTTGATTATACAATCTACCAATGTAGCAAATAACACATTGCAAATTAAAGCTACACCAAAGTCAAACGACTTAGTTTCTTTAAGAGAAACTTATATTACTATGGGTATAGATAACTCAGTTATTACTGTAGTAGAAGATACTATCAGTAGTGGTTCAAATTTATCTGGAACAGGAGTAATTCCAGAATCTAGCTATTAATCAAATATGACAAATAGTTCATGGAGAGTTGGATCGTGGACAACACCAACTACAACGGTTACACAACCACCTGTACCGTCGGAAGTCAGTCCAGAGTCAAGATCTAAAATATCAACGCATATTAGAGGACAATTCCCTAGTTTTATAAGGGAACAGTTTCCTACGTTCATTGATTTTGTCAAGGAGTATTATAAGTCACAAGAATTAAAGGGATATTGTGTTGATATAATTCAAAACTGGTCGGATTATTATAATATTGACAACTATGGAGATTTAGTTACTACTACAACACTAATTTCTACTATTACAACTTCTTCTACAACGATTGACGTTGAATCTACACGTGATTTTCCTGATGAAGGTCTATTACTGATTGATGATGAGATAGTTTACTACCAAAGTAAGGGAGCAACCCTATTTCAGACTTGTGCAAGAGGATTTAACGCTGTAAAGGCAGTTGGAATTGAAGGAGAGTATAAATTTGAGTCTACAACTGCTGCTCATCACACACAAGGCACAGAAGTTGTCAATTTGAACAATATTTTCCCGCTTTACATGCTTGGAAAGTTCAAAGAACAGTTTTTAGCAACATATCCAAAGAATTTTGCGGATGGTGTTACAGAAAGTACAATAATTAAGAGGATTAAGGATTTTTACGCCTCAAAAGGAACAGGAAGGTCATTCCAGTTTGTTATAAGGACACTTTTTGGTGTTGAGTCTCAAGTGTCTTATCCTAGAGAGAGAATATTCAAACCTAGTGATGCATTTTATACTTCTAGAGAAATTATCCGTGCAGTTCCTGTTTCTGGAAACCCAATTGATCTCGTTGGGCAAGTATTATACCAAGATAACGATCCTAACGATCCAAATGTGTCTGCAGCAAGAATTTACGTAAAAGGAGTTGTAGAAGTCTTTACACCAAGCGGAGCAATCTTTGAAATTGACGTAGATACCAATAATTCACTTGGTTCGTTTGTAACTCCTTATAAAACAGTCTTAGCACAAGATTTAGGTGGCAATTTAACCGATACGACTGTAACAGTCGATTCTACACTAGGATGGCCTGAATTAAATGGTAAATTTAGGATAGAAGACGAAATAATCAATTATACTGATAAAACAGTTACACAATTCCTTGGATGTACTCGTGCAGTGTCTCCAACAACCAATGTAGCACATGATGCAGGACAAGAAGTGTTTGCTGCGTTTAAAATCTACGGATATTCAAATATAGATGGTTCTGAGATACAATTAAAGGTATTTGGTGGGACTAGAGGTGTTGAACTTAATAGTGGTGGAAAATATTACTTACCAGACTCAAAAGTCACTACTCCTGCAGCACCAGGTTTTGATAGTCTTGATCCTATATGGGATTCGTTTATATACAATGTTAGACGTGCTCTCAGAGGCGACTCAGCGACCCTAGGACAGGTAGAAACCGATGGATCGGTAAGATGCACCATAGTGACCAAAGAGAAGCATAGATTGGTCAGAGACGACACTGTTAGGATTCTAAACGCTCCAGAAGACCTTTACAACAATAATCACGTTGTAGTTGGTATTGTTGACGAGTTTACTTTTGAGTTTATCTTTTCATCATCTCCTGCATTTGGTATTTCGGGATATGAGTTCTACATTGCTAGAGAATTTGCTTTTGGTAGGTCTGATGATAGTTCTATCAACATAGCAGTATCTGGAACTACAGGAGATGTTCAAAACACATATAAATCAACTGATCACGCAATAGTTGCTAGTACAGGTATACCAACACATAAGATAGGACCTTTTGCTGCTACAGACCTAGATCCTGGCAATCAAAGGTATCTAAAACGTATTCCTCTTGTGCCGAGCGTTAAATCGCAAAAAACTGCAACTCCCGTAGGTCAGATTGCTATTGGTGCAAATGGTGTCCCACTATTCTCATATAAGTCTGAAACTACGAAAAAATTTGGTGGTATAAAATCTATTGAAAGAATTAATGGTGGAACTGGTTATGATATCACAAACCCACCAACTGTAGAGTTTGAACCAACATATGAGTTGAACACAACATATGCAGGATTAACTAGAGTCAAATATAACGGAAACAGATACCAAGCAGTCAATGCGGGCAAATCTTCTGCAACTCAATACCCAGTTCATACTATAGGTCAAGTATTAGTAGGAGAAATTGAGTGGTTGTATGAAGGTGCTACTGCATCTGCTGATGTTACTATTACAGGTTCCGTAACTTCTATTAACGTTACCAGTGGAGGAAGCGGATATACTTCACAACCTATCGTATCAATTGTTGGTGGTGGAGCAATAAGCGGACAGCAAGCGTTTGCTACCGCACAAATTACGGAAGGTTCCGTAACTGCAGTTAATATTGTTAGCGGAGGAAGCGGATATACAAGTGTTCCTACCGTATCAATAACTGGTGGAGGTGGATCTGGTGCAACTGGATCCGCAATTTGTAGAGGTCCTATTGACGCTATCAACATAACCGACGCAGGAACGCAGTATACTTACGAACCAACTATCAATCTAATCAGTGGTAGTGGTGCTGTTGCGTATCCATCAATCATTAATGGTAAGATAGAGAGTATAATTGTTACATTTGGTGGTAGTGGATACTTCGGTCCTCCCGACGTTGTTATTACAGGAGACGGAGTTGGTGCAACTGCATTTGCTACAGTTGACTTAAGCACAAACATTGTTACTTCTATTACAGTATCAGGTAAAGGAGTTGGATATACTGCGGGTTCTACACGAGTTGATATTGTATATCCTGGATCAGGTGCACAATTCCAGACTAGACTTACAGAACTATCCATAAACGAAGCAGCAACTGGAGATGAATTAGGCAGTAATACATTTGTATCACCCAAAACTACAGACCCATATGGAGGAGCATGTATTCAAGGTGAGAACTATTTAATCTTTAACGGAGAATATGGATATCTTTATAACCCTAAGCAAATTAGATTCTTACTTAAGGATAGTATAGGTCTTGATGTTAGCAATATATTGCAAGAGTTACCTCCTACTGTACACTCTCCTATTATTGGTTGGGCATATGACGGACACCCCATTTACGGACCTTACGGATATGAGGATCCAGAAAACAGATCACCATTTAACGCATATAAACGTATCCGTAGTAGTTACAGAGTAATTACTGCTAGAGCATCCATTCTAAGCGGTCTCACAGACCCTCTAGGGACTTATATTGAAGATTATGAGTATGTGGAAGGTTTAGGTGATTTAGACCGTTATAATGGCAGATTCTGCGTTACTCCAGAATATCCAAATGGTGTATATGCTTACTTTACAACAATTACAGGTACAGATGGGTTTCCTGCATTTCCATATTTTGTAGGACCTGAGTTTTATGGTGAAGCAGATGCTGTAAACTGGAATGGTAATGGACTACAGAGAAACTTTACAGAAGACGCAATACGTTACAGAGCTCCGTTTATAGGTGTTGATAATATTGTTGCAAAGAGAAAACAATTAGACAATAAGATTGACTTCTTCCTTGCATTGGAAGACAGCACAACTCTTATTATAATGGAAACAGGTGAAACACTTACATATATTGAAGATGGTATTGGATATTATAGTTACTATCCATTTGTAAAAGGTGGAACTGCGGACTCTTTAGTTGTTTCCGCAACTAACAAATATTCCTCAGCGGGTGTTGACCAGTATCTTGTAGAAGGTGGCGGTAAAGAGTATAAGGTAAATGATAGATTAGAATTTGATAACACAGGAACTGGAGGAGAAGGTATAAGTGCTACTGTTGCACAAGTTGAAGGTGTGGCAGTATCTGATCTTTCTAATGTTTATACATCTGCTTCAGCAGAAGGGAATGATTTATACTACGGAAGTATTACATGTGACGCTACACATTTCTTACAAGTAGGAGATAGTATCGTAATTTCTGCAACTGATAACTCATATACCAGAACAATAAAGAGTAAGTTTATAAATGGCAACTATCATTTTAACTATTTCAATCTCAGTAGTATGAAGATAACTGATGCTTGGGCATCAGGAACAGCATATAGTAGTGGTGATTTAGTATATGTTGCTAATAGAGTATATGAAGCTCTGCATCCTGCAGGAACATCTGCTTCAGGATCAGGTCCTACTCATACATCTGGCAGTGCAATTGACGGAGTTGGTGGAGTAACATGGAAATATCTTAGAATACGCACAGATGGCAATTTATTCCAAGATGGATGGTCTACAAACTCAGCAGGATCTAGTTACTCAAATGGTACATATGAAAATGTTCCGCTTAAAAATGTTTCTAGTGATGGATTAGGAGGAAAGGCAACTGTTGTTGTATCTGGTAATTCTATATCATCTGTTACTATTACTAATTTTGGATATGGATATGATATTGGAGATACGTTATCAATAGACGATGTTAACATTGGAAATGGTGGTGGTTCTGGATTCCAGATAACTCTAACTAAGACACAGAGAGAAGTTCAATGCAAAACAAATTTAGCACATCAACTTGCAGTAGGAGATCTTGTCAACATCTCAGGAGTTGATCCTGTAGGTTATAACAAAGCAAATTATGTTGTTAAGAGAGTAGACACACTCAATAGATTTACTGTTAAAAGAGATTTTGCTACAATCGCTGTAGCAAATGTTACAACAGGTAATAGTGGGTCTGCTGCAGAGGTTAATATTAACGAACCAAATTTAGATCTTATAAATGGACATTCATATATTTTTGATACATCGCATTCAAGCAATGTTAATAAAGTTTTATCATTTACATTAGATCCAAGTAATACAGATGTATTAACTTACAAAAATATAATTGATGAAGTTAGAGATGTAATATCAAATGAGCAAGACTCAATAACTCTCAAAATGGTAGATTTGCCTGGCATATTCTACTATCATGATATAACTCATGAAATAGTATCACCACAAACATATACGGTTACTGTATTAGCAAAAACAACATCTCATCCATATTACGGTTATGGATCTGCTAATGGGTATTATATTGTGGGAGATAAGTATGGATCTACAACTGAGTCTCCTATACTTACAATGTCTCGTGGACTAACTTATACATTTAATCAGACCGCTGCATCTAATAACACCCATGCAATTTACTTCTCCGAAAGTGAAGACGCATATGGTGGTACACTTAGATACGAAACTGGAGTTGTTTATAAAATTAATGATGTTGCGGTATCTTGGTCAGATTATAATTCACAGTTTAGTTTAAGCAGCACATTAAGTCGTAGTGTAGAGATAACTCCATCAGTTAACTCTCCAGATACATTGTATTATGTTTGTCAAAATCATCTTGCAATGGGTAATGCAATTAGTGTAAAGAGTGATATTTCAAACAGTAGATTCTTCAATGTTATTAACGACCCAATATTAGGAACCCATACAGTAAAGACTAAAACAGAAACTGCTTTCACTTACCTAGTGGCAGTTGCTCCTGAAATTGGATATAGTACAGGTGTATCATACTCTACAAATTCAATATATCCAGATGGCGGTATTGCAACAATAACAATTGGTGACCAAGGTAGAAATTATCAATCATTACCCAAATTAAGTGGATCTAGTCGTTCTGGTTCTGGTGCAACTGCAATTGCAACAATATCTGGTGGATTATCAAATGTTGCTGTAACAAATCAAGGATCTGGATACAATCAAGGCATTCCTCCTACTTGTGTTGTAACATTACCAGATTTTGTTGATATAACACTAGAAAACGTATTAGGTAACTTCTTACCAGACGAGATTGTCATAAGTAAAGAAAAATTAGATAACAGCACTGCTAGGGGAAAAGTCATTTCTTGGAATCCTATCACATCAGCATTAAGAATCCAACCATTACAAAATACAAGAACAGGTGCGGGTCAAAAAGGATATTTGATGTTTAACTCAGGAGCATCATATAGTATTAACCCATCACAAATTGATGCAATTGGATATGCTGATGAATTTGAGTTTTCATCACATAACGCACAGACTGGAGATCCAGTTAAGTATGTCTCAGCTGCAACAGATCCAGTAAGTAATCTAACTGTAGGACAAACATACTACATTATTAATATAGGTGATGCAGGACGTGTTAAATTAGCAGAGACACCACAACTTGCAGAAGCGGGCACAGCAATTACTATAACCAATTCTGGAACTGGTACACAAGAGTTTCTTCTTAGGTCTAGAATCTATACAGGCGGTAGCACAGTTGCAGTCATCAGTTCTTTATCAGGAACACAAGCAACAGTAACACCTGTAATATCTGGTCTTGGTAAGGTAACAGACGTAAACGCCAATACTGCAGGAACAAACTATAGAAGTGCACCAAACGTTGTATTTGATGATCCTTACTATGGTACAATCGCAACTGTCTCAATACAGTCTCAAACTGCGACAGCGTATACTGCTAATCAATCCTTCACAAGTATTTCTCAAAAATCAATAGCAGGAACAAGTGCAACTGGTGCTCAATTTACAATAAACACTGATAGTAATGGAACTATTACAACAGTGACAGTTACCAATGGTGGAACTGCGTATAATATTGGAGATGATATTACAATATCAGGAGCAGATTTGGGTGGAACTGATGGAACGCACGATGTAGTTCTGGATATGGTCACAATGACATTCCCAGATGTTGTCTCAACTGCGACTCTATTAGACGCATCTATTGATAATATTACAGTAACAAATGGTGGATCTGGTTATCTATCTGCACCAACTATTTCTGCACAAGGTGGTAATGGTATTAACGCAGAGTTGAATGCCATCATTGTAAATCAAGGTGTAAGCAATATACAAGTAGGTGCAGCAGGAGAACAATTCCAAAGTGCACCAATTATCAACATAGAACAAAAAGTAGGATCTGGTGCATCTGTATTGCTCAAATCATCTGACTTAGGACAAATACTGAAAATTAGTGGCGACAATATTACATACAACTATAGTCACGATAGAACACTAAAACCACAATTAAATACAACTTATAATTTACAATTAATCAGAACACAAATTATAGATTACTTTGATGTAGTCAATGGTGGTGCTAATTTTGTATCACAACCAGAAATTATTCTTGAAGGTGGTCAAGGATCTCTATTTGAATTAGAACCACTAATTCTTAATGAAGTTATACAGTCAGTAATCGTTAATAATCCTGGTAGAGGATTTACATCTGCACCTACAGTAAAATCAAGAGTATCTCATAGTTTTGTTGCTCTTAATTCTAACAGCACACTTAACTTCCCATACAATGCAAAGATACCAACTGGAACTAAAGTAAATTTAACTCAAGTATCTGGAATATTACCTCCTCCATTTGTTGAAGGTACAACTTACTATGCTGTTGCTGCTACTACTGCAAATGGATTGGCAAGCAATCAAATTAAACTTGCAACTAGTCTTGCTAATGCAAATACTGAGACTACCGTAGCAATGACAGGACCTCCATTAGGAGATCCTCTAACTGGACAGACTGTATTCCAATTACAGACTACAGATTTAGGTGATAGTATAATTGCATACATGAAACCCGCTACATTCTCTATTGGTGAGAGGATCTATCAAGGTGCCTCTACTACATCATACACTGCTTATGGTGTTATTAAAGATTGGGACGCTAGTGGTAGAGTAGTAAGTGTAGAACTTGTAGAAGGTGACTTTGTAATAGGTCAACCTGTATTTGGAGAAGAGTCTGCTGCATTTGGTCAAATTCATGCCTTTGACAGAGCAGATGCTAACTTTGTAGTTTCTCCTATTAGTACATCTGCTGCTAAATGGGAAAAAACAACTGGATTCTTAGATCTTAATGAACAGCGTGTATATGATAGTGATAGATTCCAAGAGTTCTCATATGATGTATCTTCATCAGTTAATATTACAGATTGGAAGAATCCACTTAAGTTTGCTGCACACCCTGCAGGATTTAAGGTAGTTGGTACACAAGTATTAACACAATCAGTCAAAAAAGAATATAGACCAAGATCTGTTACTAATCAAAGTCCTAGCACTGATTATGATTGGTGGATACAACAAACAAATAGTGTGGGTAGCACATTTAATGGAACTACATTCATAACTCCAAAACCATCTTCTAAGAGAACTGCTAAATTAGCAACTATCAATAATTTTGCATTATCAAAACCAGATTATACTGCGTTGGTTCCAACAGAAGTTTCTATTTACGGAAAGCAATTATTAGACGTTCAAAAAATCCTATCTTGTATCTCATATAAGATTGATGATATTAGTGACAGAACATTAACCTTTGATGGATCTAGTTCTACTATTGTAGATGGGAGTACGAATAGAATTACTATTACGAATCATGGTCTTGTAGCAGATCAATTAGTAACTTATACTTCTGGTGGTGATAGATTCTTAGATGCTAGAGATCTGATTGTAAACAATATTGATTATATTATAGAAGAAAGTATTGGTTATCTAAAAGCAACATATCCTAGTCTAAATTTAGATTCAACACTAGAATCTAAATGTGCGAGAGATACAAGACTTGTAGTTGCTTCATGGACTAATGACCTTAAGTATGGTGGTAATTACTTCAGTAGAGATGCTGCTGAACAGTATACTAATGGCACAAATGTTCAACATGTTCAAGGAGAGGAATCTGAGACTGTTGCAACATTTAATAAAGCAAGAGACTTATGTTTATTAGCGGTCACTAATGACCTTCCAGTTGGCACATATACAAACATAGTGCCACAGACAGATCTAAGTATTACAAACGATTCTGGAGGGTGTGCAGACGTCAAGAGTGCTATTACTACATTAGCAGGAATAGTTACAAATGCCATCAGTAATCCAACATCTGCATTACCAACACAAGATGTTGGAAACTATCCAAATAATAGGTACAATACTCCTATTGGTGGGTTAACAAATACTAGTCAATATTACATTAGATACGTAGATGATAATACAATTGAACTATCAACAACCATCGGTGGTAGTGCGATTGATTTAACCTCACAAGGAGTAGGAGTAGGTCATTCTTTAAGATGTTTTGTAGATGGCACTAATGATTCATTTAGATTACAAATTGATGGTATAGATCTTGATACTAAACTTGGGAAAACTGCTCAAAGGTCACAATTACTACTCTCAATAAACGGTCTTATTGCAAATCCTGCAACTTACACATTGTCAAATAATATTGTAACATTTGTTACACCTCCATTGTCGGAAACTAAAATAATTGCAATGTATTTTGATCGCTCATCTTACAGTGGTTCATTTGTATTAGATCAAATAGGAGACGAGATTAAAACTTTTGGTACAGGTTTATCTGGAACAGGTACTCATACATTTGTAAGTGGTGTTACTAATGCCATACAGGTTACAGGTGGTAGTCAGTTTACTGCTGCGTCTGGAACAACATACAATCCTCTAACTGGCGATTTGCAAATTGAGATTGGTTCTCATAGTTTAACTACAAGTAATACTATAGTAATTGCCGATGGTGGAATTACATTTACTTGTGATGCCGATAATCATGCTTCTGAACATGCGTATCCAAGATCAGGAGATCCTGCATCTGGCAAAACACTTGCTATTACTGCAGAAGATTCAACTACAATTACTGTCAATGTAGGAATATCAAACGACGAACCAAACGAATTGGCACCTGGCACAGGGTATAGTGATGGCATATACAATGCAGTCCCACTTAAAAATAGACTTGGATCTGGAGTAGGTGCTACTGCTAATATTACTGTGGTCGGTGGAAAGGTCACAAACGTTAAGAAAGTATCTGGTGGTAATGGATATAATAATACAGATGTATTAGGAATATCTGATCCTCGTGTTGGTGAACAGTTGGTAAAACAATTCCTTCCTACAAATGGAACATATACCCCTGCAACTGGTGAGATGGTATTAACAATAGGAGCAGGGCATGGTTTATCAGCACCTACTACACATACTCCTACTACTGCGACATATGATCCTAATACAGGTTTAATGGTTGTAACTATTGCTAATCATGGACGTGTCAATGGCGATCAAGTTAAGTTTGATGATGGTGCGATTAGATTTAGTTGTACTTATGGTAGTGGTGGTAATGGTGATTATCCACGTTCTACTGACTATGCATCAGACAGATGGTTACAGGTATTCGACTGCACTACAAATACATTTACAGTCCAAGTTCTTGATAGCATCCCATCTACTGATCTAAGTCCACATACATTTGTATCAGCAGTAAACAATAGTGTCAAGTTTGCAGTATCTACAGTCAGAATTGCTAATGAGTCATTAAAGTTTAGTTGTAACTACAATGGTGCTACTGGTTCTGCTGCTATCAAGGCATATCCACGTGCCACTGACCCAATTGGTACACAAGGTAAGATGAAGGATGTACCAGTTGAAGCAGTTGCGTCTACCACTATTACAATCAACGCATTGAATGGAACAGCACCTACGAATACTGATGCTCATACATGGGAAGGATTGTCTGAATACAATAATTACAACATAGGTGATATTTCATACACACCTACTACAGGTGAGATGTTAATACTACTGGATGCGGGTCATGGATTAATTAAAGGTGACAGAATTAGATTTGCTACTAACTCACTAACATTTACATGTGCTAAAGATAACAATGCTACTCAACACACATACCCTAGAGTCGGAGATCCTGCAGAGGGTGCATGGTTAACAATAGATGCAGCAACAACAAATACAATTACTGTATTTGTAGGTCCTTCATCTGATACATCTACTCACACCTTTGTAACTGCAACTGCAACTGCACTTGAAAGAGCAGTAGTATCATACGGTGTTTACAAGTATAGTAAGTTTGCAGACGCAGGAGCACTACTCAGAGCAAACCAGAACTTTATTGCTACAACTGCATATGGTAGAATGATGGCAAACAATGCAGGATTCTCTAGCACATATCAAGTCAAGTGTATTCGTGATACAAA